CGGGCGACGACCGTCGCCGCGGCCTTCGTTGTCTCTGTGTCGCCCGCCGCGGCCGTGATCGTCAGCGACGACCCGTCAACGTAGCCGCTGCCGCCGCTGGCCGTCGCGCTGTCGAGCGTCCAGACGGCCGGCGTCCCGCTGCTGGTGAGCGTCGGCGTGAGCGTCGCGCCGGTGCCGCCGCCGCCGGAGAGCGTCAGCGTCGGGGCGACCCGGCCGATCAGGGCATAGCCGGAGCCGCCGTCTAGGATGTCGATTTTCGTGATCACGCCGTCCACTGTCTCGCTCACGCGGGCGGACGGGCGGACGGCCCCGGCGGCCCAGTCAGTGATCGTGCTGATGCTGACCCGGTGCCGGTATGCGCCCAGCATCTCGTCGTCCCACGCCGGAAATTGCACGGTGACCGTATCGGGCAGCGTGCCGGCCGGGCAGTTTTCACACGGGGCGTTGCCGCACGCGCAGCAGGACGGCAGCAGGATGCCGATCGGGTACATGCCCAGCGCCAGCAGCAGCAGCAGGCCCGCGGCGACCGGAGCCGGATCGGCATGGACGACCGTCGCGAGCAGCTCGAACACGGTCAGCACTCCGCCGCGATGAGGTAGAAGGCCCCCAGGGGGCCGCGGGCCACGGCCACCCATTTCCCGCCCGCGACGTTCGCGAATTTGTTCACGCACCCTGCGAGCGTCCCGGCCTGGGTCTCGCTCCCAGGCGTGCCACCCTCCCAGAGGTCGATCGTCGCGGTCGTCCCCTTGCTCCAGCTCGACGTCGTCTTTCCGAGCCGGATCGGCTCGCCGTCGTCACCAGCGTTTCGGAAATGGATCGGCGGCTGATCGCGGCCGGACCGCTCAAAGGCGATCGTTGCGGCCGCCATCCGGCGGGCCGTGTTCTCCGTGAGTTGAACTTTTCGTTCCATCGTGGCGCGCTCGTTTTCAGGCTGGGACGATCGCCGGCGTTCCGAATTCGGCTTGGAACGCGGTCGCGGGGTAGACGTTCACGGTGATCGGGTCGGGGGCCTGGCCGACGGCCTTCGCGATCCCGTTCGCGAGGGCGACGGGCTGTTTCACGGGCCTACTATCCTTCCCGACGATCGCCTTCCGATTCGTGCCGCTTGCAGAGGCGTTGCCGTTGGAGTCGCACTTTTCCATCAGGCCGACGTCCCACGGCTTGAGCTGCCAGCCGTCGGGGTCGAACCTGAACTCCCATTTCGTCTCGACGTACTTCTTGACCTCGCCCGTCTCGTCGTCCTCGTCGATCTTCTGGGACTGCCGCTCGTCGGCGCTCTTGAGGCTGACCTTCCACTTCCCCGCGGCCTCGCCGTCCCACTGGTCCGAATTGACGGACCCGGAGAACGTGTCGCGGTCGTCCATCCAGGAGTCGTTTTCGTAGAACTTCGTCAGGACCCAGCCGCGCTCCTCACGCTCGCGGGACAGGCCCTCGAGCGGATCGCCGGCGCTGTTGACGATCAGCGCCCCGTTCCGGTCGCGGAACGCGGGGACGGAGGTCGTCCCGCCGCTCGCCTGCCAGAAGTCGGTCGGGATCCCATTGTTTCCGATCTTCTTCCCATTCGGCGGGACGTAGAACTGGATCGTGACCGTCCAGACGAGGCCGACGTCGTCGGCCATATCGCAGGAGTATTCCTGCGATTTGCAGGCGGCGACGTCCCAGTGGGCGGAGCCGTAGCCGTAGCCGACCGCGTTCACGATGAGGATTTTCGACGTCCGCGGGGAGTCGACGCGGACCCGCCATTTCTCCGTGAACTTGTGGGATTCGCCCACCTTCCCGGAGACCCCTCCGGACGCGAGCCAGACGACATTCACGACCGCCATAGATCAACCTCCCTCGAGCGAGAATGGATAGGCGTCCTCGCCGCTCGCGATGCCGTCGCGGATCTGCTCGAGGACGGAAAGCTGCTGCTGCTGTACGTCGCCGGTGTCGCCCCGCATCAGGCGGAACATCTCCGCGATGCCTTCCTGGGATCGCGAGTCGATCCCCTTGATCGCCGTCGGCTCGGCCGCGGCCGCCGGGCCGGCGACCGCCCCCGGCGGGGGCGAGGCCTTCGATTGCTCCGCGGCCGAGGCGTCGGCCCGCGCGATCACGGCATCGACGGCCGAGGTCAGCGGTCCGGCGATCGCCTTCCCGATCTGCGGCGCGCCCTCACCGAAGGCCGCGCCGAAATTCTTCTGCATGTCTGCGACGTTCTTGTCGATGCCCTTCGAGATCTCCTGGTTAAACGCGGTCGCCCCGGCGACGAGACCATCCATCGAGCTGGTGTCGAACCCGAGCAGATCGGCCCCGTATCGGACCGCCCGCGTGATCCCCTCGACGACCGCGCCGAAACCCAGGACGACCAGGCCGAGCCCGGCCTGGATGATGTTGAACACCCCCGCGAGGAACGAGACCGCGCGGCCGAAGAGATCGGTCACGCCGCCCCACTGCTGGCCGACCGAGGAGAGGTACTCGAAGACCGCGGAGAACTGCCCGATCAGCCAGTCCCCGATCGTCGCCATGAAACGGACGGCCTGCATGATGCCATCCCCGATCATCTTCCCGAGGTTCGCGCCGCCGGCGGATTCAATCATGCCGGTAAACGTGTCCGCGACGGCCTGGACGGCCGGAGACAGGTAGGCCACGACCTGATTGACGATCCCTTCCATCGCCTTTGCCGCGAGCGTGATCGAATCGTTCATCGCCTCGACGTCCTGCCCTTGGGCGGTCGTCAGCGCGAGACCGAACTTCTCCGCCTGCTCCCGGGCCTGGCGGATCCCCTCGGCGCCGCCCGCGAACATCGGGAGCAGATCGACGCCGCTCTTGCCGAAGACCTGGACGGCGGCCGCGGCCCGCTGGGCCTCGGTCGGGAGGCCGGCGATCGCCTCGGAGATCGCGGAGAATCGGTCGGCGGCCGACATCTGGCCGAGGTCGTCCATCGAGAGGCCGAGGTTCGAGAACGCCGCCTGCGCGGTCTTCGACCCGCCGGCCGCCCTCGCGAACGCGATGTCCGCCTTCGTCGCGGCCTTCGCGACGGTCTCGGCCGAGACCCCCGCCAGGTCGCCGGCCAGGGCCAGCCCGGAGAACTCCCCGTAGGTCATCCCGAGCCGGGCCGCGAGCTTGCTCTGGCCGTCGATTACCTCGGCCTGGGCCTGGCCGTAGCGGACCAGGGAGGAGACCCCGTTCGAGACCGACGAGGCGACCGAGCCGAAGAGCTGGGCCGCGTTGATCGCGGTCAGCGTCGCCATTCCCCCGCGGAGCCGGTCGACCGAGGCCTGCATTTTCCCCATCGCGCCGATCGCCGAATTGACCCCGCTCGTCAGGCCGGAGGAGGAGGCCGTGAAGACTGCGCGAACTTTTCCGATCGTCGACATCGTCGCCTCCTCTCCTTCTTCAGCCCAGGCAGGCCCGCGAGGGCCTGCTCGATCTCGTCGTCGCTCTGCGGAACCGGGAGCCGGTTTTCGTCACCGGGCCGGTAGGTCGGCAGAAACCGCTCCTCGTCTCCTTTGTCGAACCTGATGCCCCAGGCAGAGCGGAGCAGGGCGACCGCTCGCCCTTCGCGCCGCCACGGGTCGCCCCAGGGCTCGCACCTGTAGAACGCCGCCCACCGCTCCAGCTGTGATTTCGTGATTCGTGGTCGGATCTCCTCCTCGACGTTCCACTCCCCGCATGCCAAAGCCAGCCGGTAGAGCAGGGCTTCTTCCGGGTGGCGCCTCAGTTTTTTTCGTGTTCCGAGACCCGCTCCTCGTTCAGGCCGGAGACGAGCGTCGACGCGAACTCCGCGACCTCGGCCACGCCGGCCGCAGGCATCCCGGCCAGGGCCTCGAGGCCCTCGGCCCCGGGCGGGACGATCCGCTCCCCCTTCTCGTCGCAGAGCAAAATCTGGAGGAGCCGCGCGGAGAACGGGACGTCGTCGTTTTTGTGCCGGTTGCAGAACGCCCGCCAGGCGTCGAGGTCCTCGGCGGTCGGATCGCGGAGGAGGACGTCCCGTTTCCAGGCCCGGCAGTGATAGGCGACCGGCGCCCCCGGCTTGGCAAGGTCGAGCAGCTCGTCGAACGTGAGAATCGCAGGCATCAGATCAGGCTCCCGTGAACTGGAACTCCGCCGATCCCGAGGCATACTGCCCCGCGCGGCCGGAGTGAGAAAACCGGACGAGGATCGCCTCGGCCGAATAGGTCGATTCTGGGGCGGAGAACGTGAGGAGGCCGCGGGTCCCGCAGTCGTCCGGCGAGAACCCGGGAGGCCCCCAGAACGTGAACGAGAGCGTCCCCGATTCGATCGAGGTGCAGTCCCATTGTTTGACGACCCGGGCATTCGCCCCGTAGCCGACGACCCGCGAATCCCCGCTCGTCGCGTCCTGGAGCGAACCGCCCGCGAAGCCGCTGTCGAACCCCGTCAGGCGTCCGAGGGTCACGCCGGCGAAGGTGACGATACATGGATGAGAGGACGGCGGGGGCATCGGCTCCCCCGATCAGGAGAGGACCTGCTCGAACGTGGCCGAACCCTCAACGAACTGGGCCGTCCGCCGGCTGATGCTCGAGGCCGTGCAGCGGTAGGTCCCGCTGCCGCCGGTCGTGGTCAGGGTCCCCTCAGCGCCAGCGGTCGGCCCGTCGGAGCTGCCGTGGGCGCGGAATTGAATCGTGAACTTGAGCGGGTCCGCAGGCTCCTTGAGCGGGGCATTCGCGTAGACCTTGTCCGATCCGTCCGCGATGTCGAGCGTCGAGAGGTCGAGCCGTTCGCGGCTGGGGGCGGAGCCCTCTCGCGAAATTTCCATACACTTGAACGAGGCGCCGGCGAACGTGAACGTCGTCCCCTGCGAGCTGATCCAGGTCACGGGATCGGGCATTTCTCACTCCTCCCAGGCGATCGAGTAGGTTTGTTCGACGACGTAGGTCGGCTCGTCGCGGCCGTCCATAAACACGGGATCGCCGTCCTGCTGGCCGTCGATCCCGACCCGATGGATCTTCAGGTCCCCAACCGAACCGGCAAAGTTTCGGAGGGCGAGCCGGATCGCCTGGGCGATCTCCTTCGCCTGGAGGTAGCCGTCCGCGTAGATCTCGACCTGGAACGTCCCCTCGACGATCGTCGTCAGGCCCGCCGTCTCGTCGAGCGTGTCGAGGTCCTGCTGCCCGGCCTGGCCGAACATGACGAACGGGGGAGCCTGGCCGGCCGGGACCCGCAGGGGAAACGCGTTGCACAAGGCCGCGGCCTCGATCGCGGTCCGGAGCCAGCCCTCGGGGTAGGTCGTCGGCATGGGGTCACCTCTTGCGCCGGAAACCGGCGGCGCCCCCGGGGTTTTTGTTCGAGGCCAGCTCGGTCGTCGCGGCCTCGAGGGCCTTCGCCATTTCGCGGACGAGCATCCGCGAGACCGGAGTCTTTACCCGGTTGTGGACCCGCTCCATGATCGCGCGAGGCTTGATCGTGGGCGTCCCGAACTCGAGCCAGATCGCTTTCCGGGATTCGGTCCCGTACTTGTAGCCGAGGCGGCCGATCATCATTCCGTCCCGGTTGCGGCCGACGTACTTCGAATTCACGGTCGCGGCCCGGCGCAGCGACCCGGCCACGTTCCGTTTCTTGCCGCTACCCTTCTGGAACCGCCCGCGGTCGTCCCGCTTGACGGCGCCGGCTCGCATGATCCGGCCCTTCTGTTTCGGGGTCTCCGCTTTCAGGACCGGGAGGCCGATCCTCTGCGCCCGTTTCATCGCCGCCGCGAGATGCTTTTTCGCGATGTGACGGGGCAGGGCGGCATAGCGCGCCATCAGCGCGCCGACCTCGCCCGACATCCCGTTCCAATTGAGCCCGATCACGCCGCGGCCTCCTCGTCGACCGTCAGTTCCATTTCCTCGCGGGCACCCTTCTCGACGACCGACGAGATGTAGAGGACGCGGCCGTCGCGGTTGAGCCAGCGCAGCCGCCAGTTTCCGCGGAGGTCGGAGCGGTAACGGATCCGGACCGTCGCCTGGGTCGAGCCGCCGACCTGGGACCGCCGGGCCTGCTCGGAGTAGGTGACCGCCTCATAGGATCCGTAGACCCGCGCGACCTCCGTCCAGGACTGGACGGATTCGCCCAGAGCGTTCCGCGTCTCGGTCGGGGAGTCGATCGCGAACAGCTCGCGGAGCAGGCCGGAGGGGAGCCCCATTCAGTAGCCCCCCGAATGAGACTCGGAGGCGAGCAGGGCCTCGAAGGCCTGCGGCAGCTCGACGGCGCCGTCCTCCGCGATCACGCCGCGATTCTTGAACAGGTGTTCGCAGTAGAGGAGCAGCGCCGCCCGGATCTGGGGCGAGATCCCGGCCCCCGGGGCGACCCCGCCCCAGTAGGTCGCGACGATCGGCCCGACCGAGCCCGACGGGATCTCGACCAGGGCCGGCATCGCGTCGGCGTCGACCTCGAGGTCGCCGGAGGCGATCGCCACCCCGTCGGCCGTCACCGTCAGGGGGTAGGCCTCGGAGACCAGGAGCGGCGGATTCGGGATCGTGAGGACCGCCGGGGCAGACCGCCAGGTCGCCCGGTACTGGGTCGCGACGAGCGTCTGGCCGAGCCGCCGCTCGACGTAGCGGCGGGCGGCCGCCACCTTCCCGAGGAGAAACGCGTCGTGATGGTCCTCTTCGGGAGTCATCCCGAGCTGATGCTTCACCTCGACGAGGGAAACGGGCTCGACGGCCGGCCACTGGAGGACGCGAATCGTATCGGGTTTCATGCTTGAACCACCGAATGAATGTAGTTGGGCTGGAGCGTGGTCAAGGTGACGGAGCCGCCGAGGAACAGGTCGACGTACTTCGTCGAGAGGCCGCCGTTGGTGATCGTCTGTTCCATCCAGGCGTCCAGCCGGAAGGCCCGCGGATAGGCGACGTAGCGCGAGTCGAAGTCGAGCCCGGAGATCCCGTAGAACGTGGCCGGCGCGAACGTGAGCGCGACCGTCCGCAGGCCGTTTGCGTCCGTGGTCACCGTGGGCGTGATGGTGATCGTCTTCCCGGCGTCCGTCGCGCTCGCCTCGACCTTGCAAGTCCAGCCGCCGTAGGCGAGGCCGGCGACGAACTTCACAGTGACGGTAACGCTCGCGCCGTTCCTGACGAGGTTGACGCGGGCGGCCCCCATCCCGCGGAGGGCGGTCACGATCACGTTCCCGCCCGTGGGGATGGGCATCGTCTTACCTCGTTTCGAACGTGACGCTCTG